GTGGGTTAACAGCGTAGCAGCCAGCAACAGTAAACACGTCACCGATTTTCACAGTGCCTGCGTTACCAGCGCCAGTGATAGCGATAGTAGTTGCGCCTTGTGAAGACACGGAAGCAGACAAAGTGCCGCCAGTAGCAGTACGTGAACCAGTTGTGAACTGCTTGATAGACTGAGACATGTTGATCTCGTCAAAGCCCAACACACCAGTGCCCATCATGCCGTTCTTGAATTGCTTGCTGATAGTGTCTGTAGGATTGAACAGACCTTTCATGCCTTCAACCAAACCAGCGTTAGCAGCAGGGTTCACGGTAGCGTAACGAGGAGACATCACGGCTGCGTTTTCGTTCAGCTTCTGCTGGGCTTGCAACAAGACCAAAGAAGTAGAAGGAGTAGTGCCGGGAGTACCAACGGAGTTACCAATGCCCAAGTAAGCGTTAGCAACGTCAGCATCGATAGAAGATGCCAACTGGCTGATACGGGGCTTCAACACACGTTCAGCAAAGTCGTCCAACTGCATGGTCAATTCAGCAGATGTGAAGTTGACACCGATGTGCTTTTGGCTGGCAACGGTCAAAGTGGTGTACTGTTCGTTGTCGTCCTGAACTTGCAGGGCAGCACCGTCAGTCACCAGAGCGCGGTCGGGCAAACGGATACGGAGGGTAGAACCAATCTTAGCACCTTCAACAGCGAAGCTGTCGTCATACTGGCGGTTCACGTTACGTGTCAACACGAGGTTGTTTTCCAAGATCTCCAGCGATTTGCGGGTGATCATGTCAATGGTCAGAATACTATTAGACATGTGAGTCCTTTCAAAAGTTTAGCGGTTTTGCGCTTGCCATTTTTTAATCTGTCGCTTGCGTTCATTCTCGATCCATTCCGAATCACTCATGGTCTTGGTAGACCGAGGATCGGTGGTGTCGTAGGCTGGCGCTCCAGTAGAGCGTGCAGTGACAGGTGAAATAGGGGTTGGCGCTGAGGTTGTCTTTCTGATTGTTGGATTGTCGGCTAATTTGCCCTCAATCTTTCCAATCTCTTTTGCCTGCAAAAGTGGCGACAATTTGGCAATTCGAGCTGCTTCTTTGATGTTGGTTCCGAGGTAGTAAGCTACATCAGGTCCAACTTCAGAGGCTTTAATCGCTTCAGCCATTGCATCACTGATTGGCAGATTTGGATTCTTGACGACTTGTTCAAAGTCATCATATTTGTCCATCGCTACTTCTTCACGTTCCGCATAGGAGTCTTCGATTGACTGCCGGTACTTGTGGACTTCCTGCTGCTGGACCAGTTTTTCAGCTTCCGCACGAATAAAACTCGCGTAGTCGGATGGGCTGTTAAATTGATCTACAGTTGGAATTTCCGCAGGCACAACAGGCGCAGGCGCTTGTCGGGCAGATTGCTCTCGTTCCCATTTACGTTGCTCTCTTGCGAGGCGTTTGCCGATCATCGCATCGATTTCAGCTTGAGAGTACTTCTTTTCCTCTGTTGCTTGTTCGTTTTGAGTCTCAGCGACTTCCGGCGCATTTTCAGCACGATCAGGAGTGGCCGTCACTTCTGGTGCAGGCGCGGAGTCAACTTCCGCTAAGGCTTGGACTTCTTCAGTCATTTATGAATCCTTGGATTCCCCGGTGAACCTCGCCGGTACGGTTTTTTAATCTTACAGCAGATTATGCCCACGGTAAAGCAGGCTCAGATTCTTTTTTAGCCAATTGCTCATTCACGCTCATAGCAATATTGGTTTCAGTTTCATTTTTAACATTAGAACACCAATCAAGAACTTGTTGTTCAGTTAATTGATCGTAAGGAGTAAAAGTATCAGAAGGCTCAAGGGCTGTAGCGCCAGCTACTGATGCACTAAATCCGTTGGTGTCATCCACACCATAGCAACGCCATTCGACAGAAGTAACAAGTTTGCTGGCTTGTTTAACTGTCAATTTTTCTACTGACCATTTATAAGAAATACTCATTTTGTTACCTCATCATTGTTTGCAAAGAAATGTGCAAACCGCCTGCGGCAACAGTTACCGCGCCAGCAGATGTGACAACTTTAAACGCAAGTGTGTCGCCCTGATCGTATGTAACTTCACCAGTAGCAGTTGCCGATCCGCCATTTGCGTCAGATAAATTAACAACCAAGGCAGTGTCTACGCCATTTTTTTGCAAAGTGATGGAGTACAACAAACCTACGGGACCGGGCAATGTTGTTGACTCTGCTGACAAACGACCAACTGTAAATGTTCCGGGTGACAGCATTCGCACATTGTTTGCCGTTGCGTCAACAATGCCACTTTGAACACCAATGTATCGGGTTAAATTGGCAGCAATGCTTGTTGTGTTTGATGTAAACATCGGAACACAATACGCCATTGACGCATTAACAGGCGACAACACCGCATAGTCTGACAAATAATTGTTAATGCAAGCCGCTGTAATATTGTTTTGTGGCTGTACCAAGCGGTGACGATAGCCACCTTGAAACTTATATGAATAATAAGTTCCGCCAGTCAACGCCTCGGTTGAATTTTCTTGAATTGTGCAGAAATAGCTGTCAAGAATAAAGAAAGGATTGCCTGTTGTAATTGACACAACCGTGTTTTGTAGCAATGTAAATGCAAAAGCATTTTGCAAATAAAAACCACCACCCACAGCAACTTCAATCCAACAACCTTGAAATAAAAATTCCGATGGGTTGTCAGTTACATTGCCAACGACATACACGCCAATGCCGCCAAGTTGCTCAAAATTGCAATTTAAGAAAGTGTTACCGCGGCCTTCAGTGATATAAAGCCCATGCGAAGCATTGTCAATAATTCGCAAGTCTATGAATGTGTTCACACTTGGGCGAGTTGTTCCAGAGTCGCCACCTTTGATATACAAGGCAATGTCAGTGCAATTGCTGATTTTGATTGTTGAGAAACGGCAGTGAAGCACGTTACCTTCAATCAACAAGCCTTTGACGCTTGCAACGCCAGTATTGCCGTCTAATTGGAAATCTTGATAAACCAAGTTTTGAGACAGCGAACCAACATACATTAAGTTGGTTCCAGTGTAACCACTGCCAGCTTTGATCTTTGAAGCGTAAACACCATCGCCCATGACTGAGCATTGGCTGACATTCAATTGTGATTTGACAATGTATGTGCCAGTTGGAATGTAAAGAGTGCTTTGACCATTCGCTGTGGCAGCAGTAATAGCCGCTTGCATGGCTGCTGTGTCATCTGTCGTGCCATCGCCTGTAGCGCCATAATCACGGACATTGATCATTGCCCCCGTGATCATTGAATAGGATACTTTGGTCAAAGACATTACTTATCCTTTACACAACTGAGTTCAGTTGAGTGTTTGTAGGTTTAGTTAACGATGGATGATTCCATGCTGCGATGTAATCACCTTTGCCATCAGAATCATTTTGAAGACAAATCACATCCACAAAATCTTTATCCTCAAGTTCAGGATAAATTGATTTGATTTTTTCGTATAGTGTCATCATGCGCTCCTTACCATAGCACCAGTGAAATAGGTGTAAATTTGACCTGAAGAAATGTCACTTGTTCCTGCAAAAGAACCATACGCATACAGCTCAACATAATCTGTAGAACCATTGAAATACACAAGCCCAGAAACAGTAAATTGGCTCAAGTTTGCCGTTGCATCAATGCCTCGGAAATACGCCGAACCATTTTTATAAATGCTGGCGATAACCCGCACGTTTGTGCCAGTTAAACCAATTGAGCCAGAGATTTGATAGTAGCCAGCAACTGTTGGCGTAAATCTGTAATTTGTTGAAGAATCAAAACAGTTGTTTGTGTCAAAATCTTCAGCGTTTAACTGCACTTTTGTAAATGTCGCAGTTGTTAATGCTTGATTTGGGCCAGCACGATAGGCGCTAAATGCAGGGCTATATCCCGTGAAAGCAGAAACTGGTGTTTTAACAGTCGTGCCACTTTGAACAATTGGTACAACTTCAGTCCCCGCCAACGGGGTTGTTGCCGAGGATAGTGCGGAAATCTTTTTATCTGCCATGATGTATCCGATCAGTTAAACATTACTTCAATTTTAGAAGTAGTAGGAGGTGCTTCTGAGAATGTAAGAGTTGTACCGCTAACAGAATAAGTATTCTTGTTTTGATATACGCCATTAATGTACACAAACGTGAAGTTTTCACCCAATGATGAAGAACTTAATGTAAATACAGTTTGCGATCCAGTGCCCGTAAAGTTTTGCACTTGGTATGATGTTGCACCAATACCGTAAATGTTGTCGTATGTGGCAATCAAAACATCGTTTGAATCTTTTAAAACAAACTTATACGATGCTGCCGTAATCCAAATTTCGCCGCCATCAGATACTCGGCCAGCGGCATCCAAAACAACTGGATTTGTACGGGCAACACTACCTGTGCTGGTTGTATAACTGGTCAAAGGAGTTGTTGTACCTGCCGCATAGGTGTACAGCTTACCGCCAGTCAGGACTGCGCCGGTATTGGTAAAAAACTGGGCCGCAACACCGCCCACGGGAGAAAGGTATACAACGGCCATGTTAAGGCTCCAAAAGAATCAAGCCACCGTCCTCTTGGACGAGATTGTCGCCATTTTCGCATAGCAAATTGCCAACTGAAGCACCTGTATCTAAAGTGCCAGAAAACAACGTGGCAATACCGCCAAGGCCTAAGCCCAGCGCGTTACGGAGGGCGACGCCGAAGCTCATTGCTTGTTAATCGGTTTGCAATACACAGTACCGGCATCAGACACTTGGATCGCGCTTACGCGCCAAGGAGCGCCAGTGCCCATGGGCAAATAAAACGGGATCGGCGTATATGCAGGAATCGGAGTGCTAGCAGTTGTCGCAACAGCAGCAGGGCCAATTTCCACGTAGCAAGGGGTCGTAGACCAGATCACCACGCCTTCAGGACCGGGGTTCCAATCAGAAGTGTTGCCAGCAGTGCCAGTGTAAGACGCTGTGCGACCGGGGAAGTCGGCTTTTGATAGAGGGTTGAGAAGTTCCATGATGATCCTTATGCCAAGAATTTTAGCTTGTACAGCGTACGCAGATAAATCTCAACGATATTATCTATCAATTGCTGGAGCGATGAGTCAGATTTATCACACACATCGTAGCGATTAGCTTCGATTTCGGCAAGCGAATCTTGCAAAAATTCAATGATGTTGGCTGTTTTCTTGGCCGAATGTAGGGTAATTGGGCCAATTAGACCATGACGGCCTTGGTAGGCTTCAGCAAAGTCGTCAGCCGCACCAATGATGCGGTCATAAAAGATGTTAAGTGCCACATGCTTGCTGTAGCTGCGGGTGTTTAGGTGCACGGAATGTGCGACATCCCGAGCCAAAAACAGCAAGCCTAAAAATTCGTTGGCTTTCATTGCGGCATTCCTTGTTGTGGCATCATTTGTTGTTCAGGTTGCTCGGGCTGACCGGGCATTTCTTCAACTTCACCCAATTCACTGCGCTCGGGCATCTGACCAATCAAGTCGCCAGTGTCCAACGCTGCAGCAATTGTACCCATTACGATGTCTTGAATTTGATCAGGTGACATGCTGGCTTGGACCACTTTCAGTCGGTTAGTTTCAGCATTATAGGCATCCACTTCGGCTTTAAACTCTTTGACCTGCACGTCACGGGCTTCCATGGACTGCTGCACGTTCATCATCATCTGGTGCATTTGCTCCATTTCAGCGCCCATGGCCTGAATCTGCTGCTCTGCCGCTTGCAGTGCTGGTGATTTGTCGTCATCGGCCAAAAACTTCGGATCAATGGTCTTGGCAAAGCGTTTGGACATCTCTTGAGCACCGGGCCAGTCCATGTTCTTGACAAACAAGTCACCGGCAACAGCCCAGAGCTGAGGATTACCCTGAAGCAATTGAGCCATGGCTTCCAACGCTTCTTGACGCTTGGTTGCGTAGCCGGGTCCAGTGGTGGCCACAACATCGTACTTGCCAACGCCGGGGTTGTAGATCTTTTCGATCACAATGCCTTGCTCGTCAACGATCTTGTTGACTGGCATTGGCTGGTCAGGGTTAATCTTGACCATTTTTGTCTCGCCGTCCTCACCAATGATCCGGGCAATACGCTGCGTATCATAGATTTTGGGGGCCAGATCAACGATTTGACGGGCAATGTGGCGCACGCCACGAGCCAAGTTGTCACCGTAGTGGTAAGTACCTACGTCACCTTCACGCTGACGGGCAAGAATTGCCTTGCCAGAACGCTCGTTGGAACCCATGCCAAGCGATGCGTTGTACTGACCTGTGGTCGATTTAATGTCCTCAGCAGCGCCCGATTTGGCTTGCAGGAGGCCAGATGAAGCCATTGGTGGCTGTGCACGCTGCGGAAGCGGCAAAGTCGCGCCTTGACCGTCTGTAACGTCAGGGTTGACTTCCAAATACGGCCAATTGTTCGTGTTGGCGGTCTTCCACTTGTCCTCATAACCCTCAAACTGGCCACCATAGCCAATAAACGGGGCTTTGGGAGCCAGCGCCAGCATTTCGGCTTCTTGGGACACCCAGTAGTTGTACATGCGCTGTGCATCTTTGGC